GCAGCAGCGTAACGGCTAATCATATCCAAAATAGTTTCCTTGTCTTCGCTACCGGTTGTTACCGTTTCCTCGGTCACAGTTTCCACTGTTGGAGTTTCCACGGTCACAGTTTCCTCGGCTGGTGCTTGTTCTATTGCCGTTTCCACATTTGGGGCTACCGCCTTTGGTGCAGCAGCTTTAGGAGTTGTATTTTTTGCCTTTGCCATATTCAATTTTTTAGATTTTTGAAAAGATGCCAATAATGCCGTGGCGAAGCCGCCAGGCTATGGCTGCAACATTGAAAGCAATAAGCCACCATACCCATTTCGGTATGTATCGCTTTGGTACTTCCACGGTTACTATTTGCGTTTCCTTTTTGGTGGTGTTGATGGTACGGTTTACCCTTAACAGGCTATCCAGTACCAGCGTAAGGCTGTCGGCTTTGCACTCAAAAAACAGCCGGTTATTATGCAGCTTTACCGAACCTGTAACACGGCCTGTTTTGCCGGTAATGGTGGCGGTATAGCTAACACCTGGGCAGGGTATGGTATCATGCAGCGTTATGGTTTCTCCCGGCACATAAACCGGATGCGTTTCCCAAAAGCTGTCCACCTCTATTACGGTGGTAATGCTGTCACGAATAATTATTGGCGGCTGCATTTTGTGGCTGCATCCGGCCAGCGATGCCAGGCCAATAAAGCCCATAAGCATGTAGGTGCGTTTGGTGTTTTTACTGTCGGCACTTGCACGGCCAAGTATAGCCAGGGCTACACCAAAAGCCAGCCGCTTCCAGTTGGTTTCACCAGCGGTGGTAAGTACATCTATCGTTTGCAGGGTTAGTAACAAGTAGCCTACTATGCTGCTTACAGGGTTTTTGCCGAGGAAGAATTTTTTCATAACTACTTTTTTGTTTCCTGCCGAATTTTGATAACGTAATAGGTAATTGCCAGTATGCTTACGATGGTTCCCAATATGAAGCTGATGGTGCTTTGATTCAGTATTGAAACAACATTGAAAAACCAAGCTAAAGCCAGCAGCGGCATTGCTGCGGTATCATTAGAATGTTCCATGTAATGGGTTGGTTTTGTGAGGTGAGGTAAGAGCCAGGCAGGTTACGGCCTCCCTGGCTCTTTTCGGTCATCTGTCCTATTACCTCGTTGCTAATCTGCGGAACTTGTTCCGCTGCCTTTTGCGGCTGTCTATTTTCAGGGCTGGGGTAAACCCAGCCCCTACGTTTTATTATGGGGTAATAATCGCACCCTTGTACTTGTCACGCAGTGGCATAACCAAGGCACGTTTTTGGAAGTTGAAAATGTCACCCTTGTTTGCAGGGTCTTTCAACTGGCTGAACATTTCCATTGTGCCTTCTGCCCTCATGGTTTCGTTACCAAGGAAAACAAACGAACCTACTTTGTGCGTTCCGGTTACGAATGCGGCACCTTGTGCAGCTTTGGTAAGGGTGCTGATGATGTAGATAGGATTTTGGCTATACATCCATGTTTTAAAACCAAAGAATATGCCGCCAATATCTGCCATCATAGCCTTGTATAGGGCTTTGTCTTCCTTGCTGATTTTAGCCAGGTGGGCAGGGCAAAGAACAATGTGGCGGTCTGTGCCATCATCATCAAATTCGTTATATGCTTTCTGCATATCAATGATGGCATCTATAACGCTGTCACCAGCAGCCAGGTTAAGAACGGTGTTCTTTTTGGTGGCATCATTTACCGTTGGGGCAAATGCATAGGCAGCATCCAATCCGATTTTTTTGGCCATCGCTTTTTTATGCTTGTTAGCATATAACACACGCTGGTCATAAGCCAATTCAATGGCTACGGCATTGCGTACCACGGTGCTTTCAGTATCGTAGGTTTTCAATTCTACGCTTTTAGGCAAATCGGTAGCTACAGCCACGTTAATCGGATAAGTCACGTTGTCCACCAAAACAATTGGGTCGGCACCGGCTTCGGCAAAGTTTATTTTGTTGTTATCTACCAAAGGGCTCATGTCCTGTGCAGCATTTACAAACAATGCTTTCGGGTAAGGGTCTTCCTGTACTAATGGAATCCACACTTCCTGTGCCAGGGTATCAAAGGCAAGGCCTGGGTTTTTCTTGGCAATAAAATGGCAAACAATGCCACCCAATACGAGTACTCCAAAAATGGCCAAAGGGCTTGATTGTGGAATAACCAGGGATATTACATTGGCCATAAGGGCAATGCAAAGGAGATTAAAAAACAGCTTTAAATGCTTCATATACAGGTTTTAAATTTTGAATAATCAATGGTGGCGGAGTGGTTGCCCTTTGGCTCATTGATGCTTCGTATTGGGGTTTGCTTTTAAGCTACATAGCGTTTGCCGGTGCCGTAGGCTTTTGCCAGTTCCAAATACTTTTCAGGGTCTTCGGTACGAATGCGGCTTAGTTCAGCAGGGTTGTGTTTTTGCAGGTAATCGTAGCAATCTTTTGCATCGCCGTTAGCGGCTGTTTTGCTTAGGTTGGCTTTGCCCTTTTCTATCAGGTCACTCACTTTCAGGTCTTTCACTATGGCTTTGCCTGGTGCAGCGGCTGGCGGTGCGTCTTCGGCCTCGGCATCGGCTACTGGTGCAACTACTTTTTTATTCAGCTTTAAAAAACTCATTGCGTTTTCAAAACTGTTTTTGCTCAACTCGGTAAAAAGGGCTTGCTTTTCCGGTGTGTCCAGTTCGGCAGCGGCCAGTTCGCCAATATGCTTTCGCATTGCTTCGGCATTGGCAGCATCGTGCATCAGCTTTGTAAGCCGTTCTGAAATTTCGGTTTCAGATGCACTTTCGCTAAGGCCGAGTTTTACGGCCAGCAATTTTTTTTCCATGTCTAAATTTTTTAATGTAGGAATGATGTTCGTCACAACGGCTTCGCTGGATAGATTGATAACACTACCATCTTTACGAAGTACCAAAGCATTGCCATTGGCTGGCATTGGGGTAAGGCTTGCTTCGTAAGGTTCGCTTTCCCAAAGGCAGGGTGCGGTTTGGCCTTCTTTTATAAACAGCGGGTCTTCACTCCACTGTATTACATCAAAGCCCAGGCTTACACCTTTCAGGTCTCCGTTTTCTACTTTACGGATAAAATCCTTTTCCCTCTGGTCGGCACCATCTATAATAACATCACCCAGCAACTTGCCATTTTCCACACGGATATTTTCCACATGGCCAATCGGCATTTCGTATGTGCGATGGTCATAAAATAGCGGTGCATTAGCCTTAAACCTTTCAAGCTTCATACCAGCGGTACGAACCCAAAAGCCGTAGCTGTTTATTGATTCATCGCTAAGTATAAAGGTTTTTTTAAATGCCATCTGCTTGCCGTTGTGTTTGTTTGAGGATGTAAAAATGGGGGCAGTTTGCAAGGCGAAACAAACGGCAAATCTGTGTTTGTGGCGGATTGCAACCTTGTTGGTTGCATAATACCACCAAGCAGAAAACCAGAATTTTAATCCCTTGCCCTGCATGGTAGGTTTGCAATACAACTATTATGAAACCATGGGTAAAAAAAAGACGGATGAACAAAACAGAGCATACGATTTGTTTTGCAATACCCCACTAACACAAAAAGAAATAGCCGGTGTAGTAAACGTAAGCCAGCAGCAGTTAACCAAGTGGGTGGCCGCTGGTAATTGGGATATGTACCGGCAAGCCCAGCAGGTTACTATTGAAAAACTGATACACAGTTATTATAATCAGTTGGCGGCAATCAATAAGCAAATAATAGATGAATGCGATGGCGTACCCAATAGCGTACACACCGATATGCAGGTAAAGATTACGAACAGTATTGAGGCACTCCGTAAAAAATACAACCTCTCTGCTTACCATTCTGTACTAAGAGAATTCTTAGAATGGATTATGAAAGTGGACGCTGATACCAGCAAACTGTTTGCCCCTAAAATGTTGGACTTTCTAAAAGAAAAAGCAAAGCTGTTAGGCAATGATAAAAACATCGGATAATAAACTCATACGGGATTTTAGCGACCTGGTGGATATTGTTAAAAGCAGTACCAGTATAGACCCGTTTGAAAGTGCCGCAGATAAATACAAACGCATTAAGTTTTTGCTTAGCAACTACGAAGCTTTTTGCCTGTACTACTTTCCTGAATATTGCTTTGCACCGTTCGGCTGGTTTCATAAACAGTACCCGCAATTTGTGGCCGATAACCCCTGCAATATATTTTTAGAGCAATGGAGCCGTGAGTTTGCAAAATCAACACATTACCTTTTATTCTTACCCTTATTCTTAAAAGCCCGTGGCGAACTAACCGGCATGATGGTGGGTAGCCTTACACAGGATGCAGCCGGTGAAAAGCTAAAAGATGTACAGGCCAACCTTGAAGCCAACCAGCGTTACATAAACGATTTTGGCGAACAACAAAGCTGGGGTGACTGGCAGCAAGGCATGTTTAAAACAAAAGACGATGTGCCGTTTTATGCATTTGGTAAAGACCAAAGCCCACGGGGTACAAAGTTTAAATTCAAGCGACCTAATTACGGTGCCATTGATGACTTAAACGTTGCCAGGCGTTTAAAGAATGAGGCAATTGCCATAGAAGATAAACGCTGGGTGCTGGAAGAATTAAAGCCAGCACTTTGGATAAAGAAATGGTGGTTGGTGGTGGCTCAAAACCGTTTTCATAATAACACGGTAACGGCTCTGCTTGAAGATGCCGAGGATATTAAAACCATTGTTCACAGGGTGGATATGGAAGACAGTAAAGGCCATAGCAATTGGCCTGAAAACTTTACCGATGCCGACTGCAAAAACCTGCGGTTAACCGAGGGCAACGGCTACATAAGAGAGCGGATGAACACGCCTTTAGAGGAAGGCACCATTTTTAAAGAAGAATGGATGCATTGGGTAGACCCGCTGCCTTATGAAAAGTACGACACCGTTTTTGTGAATTACTGCGACCCATCTTATCGCAGTACCGACAAGAGCGATTACAAGGCCTGGATACTGATAGGCAAAAAAGGGCTGCACTACCACATATTAAAATCGTGGGTGGAAAAGGCCAGCAGTAAAGCCATGTGGGAACAGGCTTACGATACTGATGCTGCCATTGGAGCGGCCAACACAATAAAGCACGTAATGGAAGCAAACTTTATCCAGGAAGATATTCATAGCAAAGAACTGGACAGGGTGGCGGCAGATAAGGGCAACATGCTTCGGGTAACTATGGACCATAGAGCCAAGCCGGATAAGTTCCAAAGAATTGAAACCCTGCAACCATTGTTTCAAAGAGGGCTGATTTGTTTTAATGCAGCAGAGAAAGGCAATATAGGAATGCAACGCCTCCGCAGCCAGTTACTGGCATTTGAGCGGGGCAGCAATATTAATGATGATGCACCGGATGCTTTGGAAGGTGCCATCTGGTTTATAGACCGCTACGGCCAAAAAGAGGCAAGGCCGATAAGAAGCGGCAAAATGAAAAAGAAAACCTACCGCTCAATTTAAACACTTTTTATATGGAACTTCTATTGCACAGGCAGATAAGAACCGACAACAGCACCATCGGCACATTGTATGTAAATAATGAATTTGAGTGCTACACCCTGGAAGATAAAGACCGTGGCTTACACAGCGATATGCCGCTACCTGTAATACAGCGTAATAAGGTGTATGGCAAAACCTGCATCCCATCCGGCAGGTACGAAGTAACCCAAAGCTTTAGCGGCCTGTTTAAAAAAGTGATGCCGCTGGTAAATGGCGTAAAGGGTTATGAGTACATAAGAATTCATCCGGGCAATAAAAAAGAGGATACACTTGGCTGCATCCTTACCGGCACCAGCTACGATACCGATATGGTACGCAATAGCCGTGTGGCTTTTGATGCCCTGTACAAAAAAATGCAAAAGGCATTTTCACAAAAGGAAAAGGTTTTTATCACTATCAATTAAGAACCAGGATTAAAACAAGATTAGGCAGATGAAAGCTGATTTCTCCACGAATCCTGCAAATCAGTTTAATCACGTTTAATCATGGTTCAGACAAAAATTAAGCAGCATGTATTTACTAAAGGCAGATTATAAAAGCAGGATAAGCACCGACCTGCTGAACAAAATTATAAGCGAAGGTGCAAGCGATGGCAGCGATGTACTGGCCACCGTAGGCAAAATAGCCGAAGACACCATAAGCACACTGGCGGGTGTGCTGTACGATACTGCACCCGAATTGGCAAAGGCTGGTGCTTTACGTAACTACATGCTTTTATCCTGGGCTTTGAGCATTGCATGTTATGAAGCTTACCAAAGGATAGATGATGAACAGATACCTGAAAAGGTAATTAAGAACTACAACGATGCTATGGCCGACCTGGAAAAAGTAAGCCAGGGCAAAAAGGTGCTGAACCTGCCACCAAAACCAGTAGGCGAAGATGAAGGCGGTGGCGGCGAAGGCGATACGCAAACACAAGGCCACGGCCTTAGAAGGATAGGCTACAAAGAAAAGCGTTCCCACGAAGTATAGGGAATAGCCCATTTAATCACATTTAAACGGTTTTTATGG